AACACAGCAAACTCTGCACCTTCAATATCGGCAGGCCCATCATCTAATAATACAAAGGTGCTATCGTCCCAAATGAATGGGAAGTTGGCACCATCGACACCAACAATTTTGTCAGTGGTGCCAATACGATATTTGAATGTACGAAGCTTTGTACCACCAGTGTAATTTAGTGACAACCAAGTGATGGCAGCATTATCAGCAGGGCTAGAAGCAAGGCTAGTAGTCAGTGTCAGTGTAGCTCTTTTATTAGTAGAGTCATATGAGACACCTGCAGTTGCAATTGTATATGTACCTGTAACACCTGCAATCGTTAGTTGATGTCCATCTGAAGGTGCTTTGTATATATTACCGACAACTAATGTCGTACCTGTTTGACCTGATCCGTGTACTTTAACTGCTGCATAAGAAGGGACTAAGGTACTTGAGTACTTTTCATAGCCTAGTATGCGTTGATACCCACCTTCTACGGATGGTTCAAAGTTACGTAGTACACGAGCTGAGCCTGGGATTTTGATACCCTGTTGTAGTGGGGATAGATTAGTAACTAACCCACCTGCAAACTCAAAGGGATATGTAGCCCAACGATCCATCAGGAAGCCAGCCTAGGACCTGCTACATATCTGCGCTGTTGCTGTATCATTTTGCTACGAACATAATCATAGCGATTGATACAGATAACCCGCATATTTTTAATGCCCTGCTCAAACTTCTGCTTAGATAGTGTGGCAGCTTGTTCATTACTTCTAAACATGTAAGTGTAATACATACCACCTTCAATGATTACATGCTTAAATGTCTCGGGTATATCAGGTACATCGTCATAATTAACGAGATCAACTGCATTCCTGTAGTATTCGTACACTAATGTGTAGGCTTTATCTGGACATGACACTAGGCCAAACTCTAAACCTGGGGCACGAAATACATAGGTAGGAAGATCACGTACACTGGTATCGCTAGTGTATTCTTGATCTACATACTGTTCCAAGTATTCTTCATAGGACATGATCTTAAGCTTTGAAGTATCATTATCCAGGGTACTATCTTCTTTAATCCTAAAGCTGTCGAAATCAATAGTCTTTGCATCATTGGGGTAAGCATATCGTGTTTCACCTGCAGTCAATACAATTTCATCTCTGCAGTGATTAAAAGGCCATTCAAACTCTTCTTGATTAATATCTTGTATGGCATTATTAATTGCATCTTTAGCATGAGAGTAAAACCCTTTAGCTGATGCAAAGTTAGATGAAGTAAGTTCAACTTCATTAAACCTACGATTAATTGTATTAACTAAATCTAGATAGTTATATGCCATTACTGCTCCCTAATACGCAATCTAACAGAGCGTTCAGCAGTGCTACCTGTATTGTCTGTAATACTACAAAAGAAAGTATATTCTTTATTCAATGTACCTGAGCCTAGATTAATCGTAGCTACTGTGCTTGTATTAGTCTGTGATATATTTTGAATACCATCTACAGTAGCACCCGCAGCTATCGTAGTTTTAGCTGTACTTGAAGTGCTTACAGACCATGTGACTGTTGAGATTGTTGCACCACCTAAGAATCTAGACCAGTCGATACTGTAGTCTAGAATCTCATTAGGATCTTTGCTAGGCCAACTATATGCCACTATGCTACCCTCTCTTTTCGATCACCAGATGTACTACGTCTTTGTACAGTTACAGATGTCTTAGGATAATCTGTGATGTAAACAATTCGTTTAGGACTTGCAGGTATTTTAATAGTTCTGTACGGGTTGTTAGAAAGCTCTACAGTTGTTGATTGAACTGCAGGTATGTAAACTAATCTATCTCTGCTATATAAATGTGCAACTGCTGCATAATCAAACTGTGTTGTCACTACAGTTACAGTACCCACTGAACCTGTAGCACTTAAACCATTAAATGTAGGCTGGGCATTTTCAAATATAGATACAGTGCCAACTGAGCCTGTAGCATTTACACCTGTTACAGATACAACTGCTTTAGCGAATACAGTTGTAGCACCAGCTTGACCTAAAGCATTTACACCAGTAGGTATAACAGAAGCTTTAGCTACTACAGTTACAGTGCCTGCTGCATTTGTTGCACTTACACCTGTTACAGGTACTCTATTAACAGTTACTTGTGTAGGTGTCCCTATTGATCCAGTGGCTTCATTACCAGTAACACTTACGTTACTATCACCAGATATAGAAGCTGTTGTTACTTGAGCAGTAGCAACTACACCTATGGCATTAACAGTAGCGTCTGCTGCAACAGTAGGCGCACTATTTGCACCGGAGGCTGATACCCCTGTAACAGTATGACGTAGACCTAGACTAAAATTTAAACTATCATTAACAGCACCTGTGGCTGATACACCTGTAACAGCTACATTGCTATCGCCACTTATTTGTCCAGGCCCTATAAGACCAACTGCACCTGTAGCTACAACGCCAATAACTACATGACTAGCGTCTGCTTCAATTACTACACCACTATCTGTGGTACATGCACCCTGTACCCCATCCGGTACTATAGATACATTAGAAACATCGTAATAAACACTACCATACGTTCCTATGCCATAGATAGCACCAGAACGGGTAGATGTAGGCATAGCTACACCCTACTAAGCAATACGGATAATGGCATTAGACGCATCTGCCGCTGGAAACTGAATAACAAAATCTCCGTTAGTGGAAGTTTTATCTCCACCAAAAGCAAGAGCACATACGGCATTTGTAGTGCCAGACCCACCATCAGTCGTTGTGTTATAGATCAATGCACCATTTGCTGTAATCGTTGCAGAAGACCATGTAGTATCAGCAAAGTCACAAAAAGCAGTAGTACCACTGGTAGTAGGATCAATGTTAGTAAGTGCATTACCACCGGCAGTGTACCCAGTACCAGTGACTTCATTAGACGAGCTATAGTCAGTCGTACTAGCACCCAACGTAGCACTTGATGTGTATAGGGCAATTTTGAATGTATCACCACTGGAGGCATTAAAATCATGTTTACCTTCCAGCAATTCTTTTTTAAAGGAGGTACACATTGCTGTTGTGATAGCCATTACTTTATCCTTGCAATAAGATGTCTTTCATGGGATACAATTGCCTGTTGAATATAGTATTCAATAATCTTTTGTATATTATTTTTGTAAGCTAATGCTTGATCACGTATGGGACCTTCTGTTTTGTCACCTACATGAATGATTTTATCTGCAGCTAGTTTAGCCCAATCAGTCACTGCTAAAGGACCATTGCTAGATGCAACGACATTAACTGCACCCGGAGAAAGATTTGCTGTAAATGTAAGCATATAGAAAGGGGGCAATGCCTTGTTAGACACTGCCCCTATAGTTAGTTAGCTATTAAGCCAACTGGTCACGATCTACGTCAGCGGGACCTACACGATCTGCAATATTGCAAAGCAGTGCCCAGACACGGACTTTACCTGCAGAAATAGCAGTCGTAGAAGTTGCGATCAATAGATCAATGGTATCTGCAGAACCACGAACAATGGGCTGATACGCTGCAGGTTGTGCTGCATAGCCAGTAGCTGAGCTATCTAGCACTGCACCATCAACAAATGCGTCTGCATCAGCACCAGTGATGCCTAGATCGACAGTAACATCACCAGTGATGGTTGAAGTGACTTCATAGCCAGCAGCAATGACAAGCGTTTCTGCTGGAACGTCAATGACTTCAATTACATCAGCAGCTGCAAGAGCACTGCCTTTGGTGGTAGTAGCCACTGCAAAGTCGAGTGTAGCTTCGACCATGTAGGGCATATTACGAATAGAACGTGCAGGATGAGTACCTGCTTGGATTCCTGGGGATACGTCAACGGTAGCCATTTATATTTCCTCCAATTAAGCTGCGTTATATTTAGCAGTTACAATTGCTTCTGGCCTCAAAATTTTCCTACCATACAAGTGCATACCACGTACAATGTCAGCAAAACTGTCAGGATCACGATAGCTTTCAGTCTTGGTGATTTGCTGTGCAGTAGCAACAGCAGCCTCATGACCAGCTACAATGACACCGTAGTTGCTGTTCTGGTTAGCAGTACCTGTAGTGCCTGGGCCAGTGCCAATCTTTGGAAGGTTGTTAGAAACATAAACACGGAAACCGTGAAGGTTGTTAATAACAAGACCATTTTGAAGACCAGAACCACCGAAGTCACTGTTGAGCAAACGGCTATCTTCATCTTTAAGAAGCTCGATAAAGACAGGATCGACAACCAACCAACGACCTGTGGTATCAACAAACTGCTGATCTAGCAAACGACCCATACGTGCAATAACCATTAAAGGTGATGCAGTTGCAGTGGGAAGTGCAGTTGCGCCAGGAAGACGAGCAGCAAGAGGAATGGAATGATCACCTGCAGATGCAGTGGTAATATTACCAAAGCTATCTTTACGGAGCTTCATCGAAGTAAGCAATTCATCTGAACCTGCAGTTGAAACAGCCTTAGTGCCAGGAGCAGTTGTACGTGCAGTGTCAGCATTGACATGCTTAGCTGATTGATAGAAGCCTGCAAGGTAGCCAAGAACGTCTTGATCATACTGGTCACGCAAGCGATATGCTGCACGATCAGATGCCATAGACATGAAGTTTACATGACTGTGAGCAGCTTCAATGTCATCAATCTTAAATGCAAAGTAGTTTGCTTGATCAACGACAAGGGTAAAGTCTTCGTCATCAAGATCTTGTGCCGTGATTTGTGTGCCACGAGCATAAGATTGAACAGAAACTTCAGGCTCTTTGATGATCTTAACCGAGTCACCCATGTTAGCGATCTCACCGAAGTAGTCGCTGTTAGTGATATCTTCTACGGTTGAAGATTTACGGAATGCAAGTTGTACCTGTTTGCTGTAAATGACAGCTGAGAAATTGCCATTTGGCAGGTTGTTGTAATTCGGGGCTTTAGGAAAAGCCATGATTTATCCTCCTAAGATAAATGAATAAGTATATAAATACGCTTAAACATTCACTACAGAGGCTGTCAATATTGAGTGCGAAAGTTATCGGGTCAATATATTTTCAGGTAAGTCTGATAGTCTATTGTTTTGCGCCACAAGATGACACAAAGAAATGAACACATGTTCTGTATATTCTTGTTTCATCTTATTGATAGCAGCACAGACTAATTGGATATTATCCTTGTGATAGCCTTTACTACTATCGATTCGGTCTAGGCTTATCGTATTAAACTGGTTGGCTACGGCTACTAGCGGCAGTTTTGTATAAGCACAAAGACCTTGCTGCACTTCAAAAACATCTAGTAAGTCTTCATTGACTAAACTAAATTCTT